TAAGCGCCATAATATTTTTCATATGCATCTTCCCCATACAATTCTATGTAGTTCTCCTTATGACGAATCCATCGTTCTTTCATTAATTCGATTGCGTAGTTCATCTCTTCATTCAGAGTCCTCTCATCCATACTCTTATATGTTTGTTCTCCATATTCATATTTGAACTTTCTATTGTAGTCTAGGCTGATTCTCACCCATCCAGGCGGTACCTTTTCTGCTTGTAATGCGTTGGCGTTGTCCTTTTCTTTTACTTTATTCAATGCTGAAGCATAGTTTATTTCTGCATTTTCTTCTTCTGCATTTTCTTCTGTATTCTGGGTTTCTACCTTTGCAGTCAATTCAGGAAAATTTTCCGTGTTCAAATTCAGTTCCTTTTCTTTTACTCTTTTTGTAACACCAAATGCATTTCCGCTTCTAGGTTCTTCCTCTCTCCGATTTCGATATCGGTCTCTTGTATCTCTTGTATCTCTTGTATCTCTTGTATCTCTTGTATCTTGCATAATAAATCTATCATTTCTTGGCTCGCTCTTGAATACATTGGTTTTCATATTTGATTTTCACTACTGCTAGTAAGTGCTTATAAACTATATATGTTTTTATCTTTAAATTGAATACACTTATATTAAGTAAGCATTTAATCACGATTATAATTTAAAGGCATAACAATGTATATATTTGTCTCTTAACAGCAATTTGTTAGATTATCAAATTCCTTGTCGCAAGTACAAAATCCCTCGTTATATATGTATACAAGAGACAGCAACCCCCAGTTTTGTGTGTGTGTGTGTATATGTGTGTATAATCACGATTTAGTATTAGGTCGTAATTATATTATAAATGCAACAAATATAAAAGATATATGTGAGTTATATATTATGGCCAACGCTAATAACGATTTAATCGAAAACTTGTTTTACAACATTATGATGAATATACAAGAAGATGCGATTATGTTTCAAGAGAATAATCTATTTAGTGGGAGTGGTTCGGTAATAAATCAAAGCTTATACGATTCTAATCCAATTAAAATGGTGATTTCTGAAGAAGAAAAAAACAAACTTGCAACCATTAAATACAAGGACGCAGTAAATAAAGAACAAAACACTGCTTGTTTCATTACACAAGATGATTTTCAAGAAGAAGACGATATTATTCAATTGCCTTGCAACCATTGTTTTTCACCAGACTCTATTATGCATTGGTTGACAGAAGAATGCGCGGAATGTCCCGTTTGCAGACACAAGTTTGAGTCTGTAGAAAAAAGAGTTGAAATAACTCCTGAAGATGTGGTAGAAGAAGAAGACAGTGAAATGCCTGAATTGATACCCATAGACCAACCCATTATTAATAATGTTTTTGAAATCGGCGATATAAATCAAGTTAACAACTTTAGAAATATTTTTTTAAATAATCTTTTTAATTCCTTGTCTGAAGAATCCAATATGAATTTCAATTACATTCATCAATACAGTAATAATATAAACTTTAACAATGATCACGAGGAAGAGGAAAATGAAGAGGACGGGGAAAACGACAACGATGTGGATTAGATGTCATCCACATTGATTTCATCATCTCCCTCGTCTGAACCGCTTTCCGGCATATCACTTTGAGGAGCAAACTGCAGTTTTACATTTTCGCCAGCTGATTGCTTCAACAGCTCCTCATATTCGCTTTGATGCGCCGACGATGAAAATTCAAAACCGCTGGAATCATGTGAATGTCCCGAAATAGGGTCGTTGACATCTAATGCGTCCCAATGAACTCCGCGAATCTTTCGAAGCTCCTGTTTATCCGCATCACTGTAGACCTCCAACAAATCGCATTTTCTCGACTCCTTATCAGATGCCGACTCCGATGACCATTCGCGAATGCCGACAAGGACCCAAGTTCCTCGGGAAAGCATATTGCCTCGTTTTCCGCGACCTCCGCGAAATTTTCCTCGAATGATGCACATTCTATCTTGGCCGTCCACACATTTTACAGAACAAATTGCGCCGCCCATTAAACTGCTAACAGACGCATAAACTTCCATTTCATCCTCTGATAGTCGAGTTTTTTTTGAACTCGATATACTTGCATATTTGCGCGCTTGGCCTTTATGACCACTTCCACCTTTAAGATTCTTGACCATTCTTACTTATACTGTTGTAATTATCATAAAAAAGTATTTTCTGTTTCAATTTTTTTTGCAATTTGTTTTGCCTTTTGCCATCTTAAACGGGAATTTGCGTTTTTCCAGTGTACAAATCAATAATATCTTTTTTCCATTGTTCATTTGCATCATTCAATGTAGGAATATGTTTTTTCATAACGCTATATTCAAATGCCGACCAAACATAAGACAATGTTAATGCATAGGAGTCTCTGTAAACCAAATCACTCTTAATGTAATTCATAATGTCATTCTTGAAATCGACTTGGTCTTCTGGTATAAGTCGCGCTATATGACATGCTACAAGCAACAAGTTTCGAGAAACCTTTTCGGAACTTTTTTGAGTGTTTGATTCGGTCATCTCCATACTTGGTTTATTTAATTTGACAATAGATTATTCTACTCAATTTTTTCTGTAAATCCAAAAAAAATTGAACCAATATTTAATTTATAAAGGTAATGTACATTCAAAAACTTATTGATTCAAAAATGAATACCAAGGTCGAGACTATCTATTTACCAAAGTTGAAACAGAACATCGTCTTTGTTATTGGCAAGAATGCCAAAGGCAATGACGAAGCCATTTCCGACGCCGACCCAGAGGACATATGGTTCCATTTAGAGGGTCAGTCTTCGTGCCATGTGATTGCCAAGGTACCGGAAGACTTGGGTCGGAAAGAACGCGGTTATATTTTGCGCAAGGGTGCTGAACTCTGTAAACAAAACTCGAGAGAAAAATCGGGGAAAAATGTCGAGATTGTATATGCAAAAATAAAAAATGTCGAAAAGACGGACATTCCTGGTAGGGTGATTGTGAATGATAGAGGAACCATCAAAATCTAATAAACAAGAAACTTCATTTCATTCAACAATTCTTGGTCTGGTTTATAAAGACCATTTTTTCCGTGTTCTATAAAGAAGAGCTCCCATGTTCTTTCGCGTTCTATTTTACGAATGCTTTTTTCTTGGATTTCTTTTTTTTGCTCATCTGGCTCATAGCCAAATTGAGAATAAAACTCTTCGGGCCAATCTATTTCTTCGTCTTCCGGAAACTCAATTCGTTTTGTTTCGTGATTGTGTTTGCCTTTGCATTTTTGAATGCGTTGCAACCACACTGGAGAGAAGGATGCGTAATATTCCCAGTTGTACCAATAAATTTTTCGAAGGCCATCCGGATCATCCATAAGAATTTTATTTCTCTCCAACTGAAATAGACTCAAGTAGTTGTCTTCGTCGATTGCATACAAGTAAGCCAATGGCAGAATTTTATAAGCGCGGTAATTGGTTGTTTCGTTATTGAAGATGGTTTCGTAAACGACAATGTCGTGTTGTTCAACACTAATATACAATTTTTTTCCCATTTTAATATCAGAAAGCTGAGTGAAGTTGTGCATAATGAATGATAGAAGTTGAACCTTCTGGTCCATTTGAAGAAACCCTCCGATTTTCTTCCAACGCTTCACCATTTTCTCTTCATCGGTCTTGATGCCCTTCTTTGCAAAATAAGCTATTGTCTCTCTAAAAGTGGGAATCGTAGTTGCAGTATTTCTCTCTAAAATGAAATCCGCAATGCGCAAATAATCTCGCGTGTCCAGAAGTTCTTCCATTGATTTTGGCAAAGGGAAATCTTCTTTGGTATATCCAGTGGATTGCCGGAGCATAAACACATCAAGATTGTGAGGTCGAATCAACAAATCACCGACAATAAGAGCAACAATGCGCTCTTTATCTTTAGTACCATTGACCCATTCTTTGTATTTTTTGATGAAATATTCCTGGAAGCTGGGATTCAAAGTATAATAAAAGTCGTAATAAATTTTCCACAAGTGTTGAAACAGTTCTTCTTCGAAACCGGAGTAATACAATTCAAATGCCCAATAAATGGCGCTGTCCTTTTTGTTAAGGAGAGAAACCAACAACGACAGTTCCACTTCGTCCTTTAAGTATAAATAGCGAGTAAATGTTATTGGTGATTTCATATTTAAAGAATCGTGAGCAGACATTTTTGAAAATTTTGGACAGTTACCCATTTGTTGAATTATAAATCTTGTATTTAAGTAAATCAATTTTATTTTTGTTGTTATTTTTGAAATTCGTGTTCGCGTTCTTTTTTTACATGCAAATCTTTTTCTTCACTCAATATATAAAATGGCTGAATCCTGGATGCAATTAGTGCAACGCGTTTACCGCGACGGAAAATCGAAGAACTCGTCTTACAAATTCAAGCAAGCAATGGTTGATGCTAAGAAGATGTACAAGCACCCCGCTGCTGCCACGCCCTCCTTTATGGAAATGGGTTCCAAGAAGTCTAGAAAGCACCACCGCAAGTCGAAGAAGCACCACAAGCACGGCAAGAAGACCAGAAAGCACCACAAGAAGCACTAAATTGAATTTTCAATTTTCAATTTTCAAATTTGAGAGAAAAGTTTATTCCATTCTTCGTGAGAAATAGAATAAATCAAATCATCAAATACTTTCATCGTTTTTTCTGTAGTTTCTCTCTTTACTACAACCCCAGAAATATTATTTAAGAGGATGGAAATGAAACCATTTGCAAATGTATGACTTTTAATTTCATCGTCGAGAGAAGAGAGAAGAACCAAAAATATCATCGACAAACTATAGTTGTTCCATGTGCAAGCAGAAGAAAGAACTTGTTGTTTTATCCAATATTTTGGTTTGTTGATTAGACCTCTTCGAGAGAAAACAGTGGCGGGGTCTTTAAGTTCTTCTGTTATATATTTTCCCAAAGGGCTTAAAGAAACCGAGGTAACCCAGTCGTTTACCACTGTTTCGATATTGGCTGCAGATAAGCTAACGAGATTTTTTGAGTTCATATAACAAAGCAAATGCGCTTCAATAGGTAAATGGATTTTTCGTGGGTTATACTCGGAAAAGAGGAGATTTTCCATTTCTTCATTACTTTTTCTCTCGTCTGGGTCTTTTTCCAAAAGTAAAGTCTGGTCAAAATTTATCAAGTAAGGAGTCTCATCCTCTTTGAAAAGGATGTTGCTTGGAACTAGATTCATATGCACCAGTTTTCTCTCATTCATCTTATCCATTATTTGCAACAAGTTTTTGAAAGATTGGATTATTCTGAGTATCTTTTGCTTCTTTGTTGCAGATTTATCAAAAAAACTCCAAAAATCTCGCATTTTCTCTCGATTCTCGTAGCAAAAGAGAAAATAGTCGTTGCCCATCACTTGACACTTTTCGAACCGTTCATCATCTATTTCCGCTAATTTAAAGTCTCGATATTGTAAAATCGGACCAAAATTAAGAAAAAAACGAGGAATACTGCGTATTACTTCACTTATTTGTATTTCATTTCTTGAGAGAAGATTTGCTCTTTTTACTGTGTTTTTCCTATTTTTTCCTGTTTTCTCTATTTTTTTAGATTGTTTTTGATTTTCAAAATATAATTCATCGTTTTTGCAATTTACATGCATCATCTATAATCTACTATATTTCACTAGCTTTTTTTAAAACTTAAAACGAAGCTTTAACTAATTTGTTATTTCCACGGTTTTTACAACGCCGCGTTCTCGTAGAATGAAATACCTATTCTTGTATGTCTTCTTAACCTTGTCCTTGATTACATTTACATCGTTTATCTGATGTTCCACCACCAGTCTTACAACTTCCTCCTTCAACAAATCCAAGTGCGTGTTGCAGAAATCGGAGAACCCATCTGATGGCTTGTAATCCGGCTCGCTCTTCTTCTTCAAAATGTGCTCATCCATCGCGTCAAGCATCTCTTTTTGCACGCTCAAATATTGGCGTCTGCTCTTCGGCTCTGGTTTTGCAGTCCCCTTCTTCCTGAAATAGTAGCGCGCACTCTTGAACATCTTGTCTAAAATATCGCCATCATATTTCAGGTTCTCCAGCCTTTCCATCTCGTCTTGAACTAGTTCATCGTTTTCTGCGACCCACGACTCCCACGCCTCTTTGAAGGCCTTTCGGTCATCGTACTGGTGAATCTTTGAAAACTTGTGCAGCTCGTCCATAAACTCTTGTGTAAACTTGTAACGATAAATGTTCGCATTTATAGAAACACGGTTTTCATCAGAATCGTCGGAAATAGAATAGCGAATAGTCTCGTGCTCATCATTTTTGATAATATTAGAATAAGAATCAGCGCAATTGTTGCGCAAATAGTTTGACTCTCTATTTGCGTCATTGTAAAATTGTGTGTTAGCTTCTGCTATCATTCTTCCTATTGATGATAATTTCTTTTTTATCACTTTAAGTTCTTCAATTTTTTTTCTATTCCAAACCTTTTTACACTATTGTATAGTGAGTTGTATTGCAATTATTATCATTAACTAAAAAATTGATTTAATAATATTGTTGTTAATCAATAGTATTAAACACTATGTCATCCATCGATTGGTCTTCTTTACCTGTTCCCGTGCCTGAAAAGATTGGCACCTATCCCGAGGAAACTCAGCAATCTATTTATGAGTACTTGTCGCAACTCGAAACAATACAACAACGCGCTTACTTGATTGCCAAAGACCATTTGGGTACATCTTTCGATATTTTGCGCAGCACTGGTTATAGTGAATGGAAAAAGAAAAAGAATTAGTCTATTTTGACACCCTTCTCATTCTCTTTTGCTTTCTCGTTTTCCTAGGTTTCTTAGTTTTACCGAAGGTGGTATTGCCTTTACCAAAGGTGGCGTTGCTTTTATTCGGATTGTGAAATGCCTTTTTAGATTTTTCTATTCGCCTTAGAATTGCATTCGAGTTTCTTGCACGAGCGCCTCCTGCTGTTACTGCTGTTGTTGGATTTAAGTCTTGCATTTCTATACCTACACTTTCACTTACAGAAGTTTTAGGTAAGAAAGCTTGAATTTTCTTTGTACTGTCACTTAATACTTCTGTAGCTTCCTTGTAAACAGATTTTGCTGCTAAAAAATCTTGTCCAATAAATGGTAAAAATCCTAATGCGGAAGTAACAAGAGCCCATTTTTTTTCATTCAAAGACTCCCAAAATGCGCGTTGAAGTATGGATGGGTCGGCTTTTCCTAGTGCTGCCAATTGTTCGTCATTCAATCCAAATGCCTTTTTTAAAACGCCATTAACAGACATTTCTGGAATAAAGCTCTTAACTTGTTCCTGCAATCCAGAAAATTGTTTTCCAGCCTGTTCTTGCAATCCAGAAAACTGCTTTCCAACCTGTTCTTGTGATGCAGCCAACTTTTCTCTTGCCGTATCTTGCAACGCAGTCAAATTTTGTGCAACCGGTTGAACAAAACCTTCTGCTGTTGCACTGCCTAACGAGACTTTACCTCCTTTTTTATTTCTTTTTTTTGTTGCCATCATTATTATAATAACACTAGCTTTTATTTTGTTCCATCTTCATCTTCTTAAATTCAGCAAAACTTAGTGCATAGGTCTTATCCACCACCTTACGGTCAACCTTCTTTAAAAAAGAAAAATTCACCATTTTTCCTTGGTAAGAATACCGATTTGCTCGTTCCTTCAATATCATATTCTCGTCTTGTTTTGTATTTACTGCGGAATTCTTGGGAATACTTGGTTGTGATTTCTTTGAGTCTAATGCAACCGTCGCTGATTTTATACTATTGTCCCTATTATAACTCTTCAGCTTCGCAAAGACATTCTTCTTGGGTTGTTCTACTGCTACCGTTGTCGTTTTGGAAGCAGCCGATTCCTCTAGTTTCTTCTTTTCTTCCTCCTCCTTTTTCTTCTTCTTCTCTTCCAACTTTTTTTCAGCCGCCTTGATTTCCTCCGACATATTTATAAACAACTTTCTGCAATCATTCGATAACACATACTTCCTTCCAACGACCTCTAAATAGCGATAAGGAATCAAATGGTCCGCATAATAAGAAAATGTGTCGCGCTTATTGTCCCAAAACATTACTACATTTCCCTGCGGTGTATTTTCCATAACAAAGCTATTTGATAAACTGTCCAGCTTTTCTGGTGTTAATTCCTTTTCCTCAACCGTATTCAGCTTTTCCAAATACCTATCTTCAAATTTTATTTGCACCTTTTTCTCTTCCTTTGGTTCTTCTTCTCTTTCTTCTTCAACATCTTCATCTTCACCAAATCCCTTTAAAAGTGCTCGTTTAAGTTGTTGCATTACAAGCAGTGTCATACAACTCCTTTCCCCGGAAAAAAATAAATATAATAAAAATGATAAAATAAGAATATTGGGAATACTTAGTACTGTCATTTTAGTTATAATAATTTATATTGTCATTTTCTATTTAAATGTTTTCCTTAATAATTTATCTTTTATTCAATTGCACTTCTTGTCTACGATGTTCGAATAAATCGCGGATTTCGTTAGATAAATCCGCGCACTTAATCAAGTCGTAAGTCTTTTTCGGATTATTTGGATGAAGCCGAACCAAATACAGGTCAGTGATTTTCTTCCCATATTTCTCTTCCAGAATCGCCTTGTAAGTATTAAGTTGGAGAGAATAGTGCCAGAAATTAGTATTCGGCAAATGATTGATGCATTCCGTTGTCGCCGTCTCTTTGAAACCATTCACTTTCGGGATTTCCTTTGATCGTTTCCAATCATAAATGGCGAGGGTTCCATCCGGGTTTTCGTACACCATATCTATGGACCCGGCGAGCTTCAAATCCTCGTGGTAAACCATCCATTCCGTTCTATACGGTTTCAAATGGGGGAACGCTTTAACGAATTGAAGGAAGTATTGCCATTCTTCAGACAAGTTTGGTGGTGGAATTCCTTGCGCTTGTTCGTCGTTGTACACTTCTAAAAGGTCTTCGTGATTATAAGGATGCGGTTGGTCATCTTCATCGATCAATTCTTGGTTCATAAAACATTCAATGTCGAAGTGCATATCAGTTCCTGCGCCGCTCACTGCGGAACCATTGTCTGCCCATTGCTGCTTGATTTGCTCGGCTGTTAGGCCCCAATATTTGTTTTCAGGGTTCCAGTTCTTTCCCTTCATCATTTTTTCGATGATTTTATCTGCATCAAAGTGCGGGAAATGACTATGATTCCATGTTGTCACACTGGTGTACTTGGATTTTGGGTCTGTCGTTATGGTGTATTTATGAGAGGGTTCATCGAAAACGAGATTCTTGTCTCTCAAGTGCCCGTGTCTTGATGAGAGAATAGGTTGTAATACGGATTGCGATTTCATTGCTTGTATTAATAAATAACTTGTTTTTAATTTAAAGAAGTTATTTGTATTCAATTTTTTATTTATATTTTATTTATATTTTATAACATACTTAATAACAATATACGGATTTTGAATATTAAAACTACCTGGCGAATTATTTGTGGTTCCGCCAGTTTGATTAGCATTAAATGTAACAATAGTATCTGTGTTTGTTCCCGTTTGACTTGGTAAAGGTTGATTGTTGCTTATATTTACAACATAATTAATGTTAGTTCCAGTGCCATTATCATTAACATTACTAGTAGCTGCATACACAAAACTTGCATTAGCTGGATATGCAAAATGGGTATGACCGGCTATTATTGCATCATTGTCAGTTGTTGTGTGAGTGTGTAGAGGCAATTGATTTTCATATAAAGAAACAACAGTGACTCCGCTAGAATCACCATAACTTAGAGTATTATTTGTATCATAATAAGGCATTGCTTGTTGAGTCATATTTGGAACATTGAAAGTAGACCCTACAACTCCTCCATAAGTTATTCCAATTACATTATACAATTCGGGGTAAGAGGTTACATCATAAGAAGTTCCATCCGCCAATAAATAATTTATTGGCGGCGTTAAAGAGGGCCAAATCATTATATGTCCCACCGGAAAAACAACCATAGCTTGGAATACTTCATTCAAGTCTTTTTTAACAGAGCTTTGATATGTGTAATAATTAGTTTGTATTGCAGCTGGTTCATCTGTATAAGGAGCAAATAAAGTATTAATATCATTATCATTATTATCGCGATAATGTGTTAAACTGGCAGGCGTTTCATTCCTGAGAGGCTCAAAAATTTGCTCTATTGGTACCAAACTTGAATCATATTCTATTAAATAATTGGACATTCTATTAATAATTTCGTATATTTTATATTTTTACTTTATTTCTATTTATAAAAAATAATAAATTAGATAATATGAATGAAATACAAGAAGTTTTATCCAATATTGTAAATAAAATTTGCATAAAACAATTTGAATCGTCTTTACAAGAAAAAATAAATGACTCATTTATTTTTGAAATGGACAATAATTTATCTTCAGAAATATGTGATGATATTATTGTGCGTTTTAACAAAGATACTAGATTGCGTGAAGGTGTTACTGGTGGCGGACTTCAAAAATCTGTAAAATTGACACACGATTTATTTATATCCACCTTTCCAGAATGGTTGGATATTGACGCATTATTATTTAAACGATTAAATATAGGATTACAATTATATCTGAAAAAATTAATTGATGTTTATAATTACTACTGGTTCGATTCAACAATAAAAGATTTGGGTTATCAAATGCAACGATACAAAAAAAATGAAGGATTTTATACTTGGCATCATGATTTTAAAATTAATAATTCTTCATCATACAGAGTAATTACATTTATATGGTACTTGAATGATGTTATTGAAGGTGGAGAAACATTTTTTCTTAATGGAAAAGTTATTCCTAAAAAGGGAAAATTGATACTATTTCCTGCAACATGGACTTATTTGCATAAAGGAAATATGCCCATATCTTCCGATAAATATATTATTACTGGATGGTTTAGTTTTGGGAAATAATCACGGCAATACTTTAATAATATAGTTCAAAGTTAAATAAGAGTTTTGCGTTGGTATTGAATCTTGAGATGAATTATTGTTTCCAAATGTACTCCCAGTGTTCAAACTTGCATCTGTTAATGTTACCGTTTGTGCATTATAATTTGCATTATTTGTATTTTCCCATGGCGGAGGCGATCCTCCAAATTGATTATGACTTGTATTTGATGTACTTAAATAGTTTGATTGACCTTGAAATGATGATTGAATATTATGTTCGTGGTCAGACAAAGTGTAACTATTATTTGATATATAATGTGTATGCGAAGGTAAAGCATTTATAGTCGCGTTTTGTGAACCTCCCTTAGAATTTAATGGTTCATTTGCACTCATTATTGGAAAACATACGCTTAAATCTGGCAAATTGAAACTAATGTCACTCCCCCCATAAGTAGTATTTATTACGCTAAAAAGAGTTGGATATGAATATATTGATAATTCTCTTCCATCACATAATAAATAATAATCACCTAATAAATTATATTCATTTGGAGAAGTAGAACCCGAATATAATAAAATGCTTCCTGTTGAAATTACTGGAATGCTACTTGACATTACTATAACATAACATAATTATCAATTTACTAATATCGAATATAATAATACATTTTTAAAAATGGGTTTTGAAGATTTACAGAATCTTGATTTGTTGAATTATTACCTGTCGTTCCTACAAGGCTTGTACTTGTAGAACCTGTGTATGTATCAGATGGAACATTAAAAGTGTAAGTATCATTTACACTAATGATATCAAACTCGTTAACTCCGCCTCCTGCTCCACCTGTTATACCTGTTACAACATTGGTATTAATTAATGGATGACTGTGCGTACTATTAAAAGAAGTAATATTGTGCGTATGTTGTGGTATTTGATTTTCTGTTAAAGTAATTGCATTTTGACCCCCCGTTTGTCCAAGAGTTCCATCCATCCATGGTCTTCTATTCCGCAAATCTGGCAAATTGAAAGTATTACCTCCTCCGCCATAAGTGTAATTTATTACATGAAACAAGTTTTGATACTCTAAAGTTGATACCGGAGAGCCGTCGCATAATAAAAAATTTGCTATAGTAGTATTTGTTCCAGCAAATGCCATTATTGTTCCAATTGGCAATACATTAGGATTAGATGTTGACATTACTATTTACTTCGATAATTAAATTTCATTTTGTTTCCAATTCGTGCACGCGTTTTTTCAATTCTTGGATTTCTTTTGTTAAAATAGCTATTAGACCTTGGTAATTCAAGGTCTGAGTTTCTTCACCGTCTTTAATTCCGGTTACTAAATGCGGGAAGATTTCTTGTATTTCGTGCGCTATAAAACCTGTGTCTTGTTTTCCTGATAGTTTGTTTATATATGTGACAGGATTCAATTGGTCGATTACAAAAGCTGCATCTATAGGTTTTACATCTGTTTTAATTCGATAGTCTGAACCAGAGACAAAATATAATGATGTTGTAGTTCCGGCAACATTCAAACTACCATCTAATTTGGTATTTTTTGTCACTTCCAAATTGCCATTTACAGTTAAATCTCCATTAAAAGAACCATCTATAATAGTGAAACCATTATCAAAATATATGGCGTGAACATTCAACAAAGAATTTCCGGATAAATCCAAGTGACTTTCTGAAACTATTTTGGAATTGTAAAGACCCAAAAAATTGGAAATTGTCGGGTTATCACTATTCGAATAGTGGTTTCTCACAATATTATTCGTCGCCGCTCTGTTTAATCCTCCATATTGTCTAAAAGATGACATAGTATACTATATATATTCCCCGATTATTTTCTCATCTATAAAATGCATAAAAGCCGGCGTTTACTAATCATTTTTTTCGAATCGAAGAAAATGTTTAGCTAATATAAAATGGGGTACAATATTGAGGTTTCGATTGACATTTTGCGTCACACTAACATCTCGGAAGTGAAAAAACAAATCGCAGATAGTGCGTTGGACTTCGAGTGCAATCACTATTATTATTTATACGAGATGGATGGCGGATGCAAAATACCAAGAAACCACTGCATAATGGTAATAAATTTCGATGATGAACAAATATTCAATTGTGCAGCTTTTTTGAAGTTAATAAAGAGGTTGAAGACTTTTCACATCGAGTGCATATATGAGGACGATATTGTTTGCAATTTGATTTATGCTTCGAAATATTACCAGACAACAATGGGAAAGGATAGGGCAATCAAGTATAACAAGTTCAAGCGCGAGAGAAGTCTCTCGGACAACGAGAAGATGATTTTAGAACAGGTGTCTAAAAAAACGAGGTCTTCACCTTCTAGTTCGCCTGTTCCTGAGACCGCGCTTCCTGGTACTTCGTTGGAGCCTTCGCCCGCCTTTTGAATCCGATGTCAAATGAATTCGCATCGTTTTAGGTAAGGGAGTCCGATATTGCAACGCGGCTGTTCTGCCGACGAGTCTTGGCGAGGCGTCTTTACGGTCGACGCGTGCGTCTTTAAGTACCTTTGCCAATTTATTATATTTAGCGCGACGCGTTTTTTTCTGAGGTCTCAGAAAAGGTTGGTACTTCAATTTGGGATGCAATGGTTCTCTCAATATTATTATAGGATTTTGGTTTTGCTCCACTTTTTGCAAAAGTGGAAGTGGAAAGTCTCTGGTTAACCGCTCATCCAAATCGCCTCTTACCGATGGAATATTCAATAACCTAGCCAAATCATTGTTATCTAAATTCGCTCTTAGCTCCGCATTATTCCCATTATCGTCTATATTTAAATGTATATTCGCTTGATTTCCGTCATAATCTGCTTCCCAATGAATGTCATTAAATCTCTCCTTTTCATTGGGCCTCTTTATAAATGTTTGTGTTGAACCCATATTTTTAATATAACCTTGTTGGCCCAGCATTATATTTATATTAAAAATATATTTTTATTTTTTCAAGCGTTTAGTAAAAGTATTCGCTCTGACTCATAAATTAAAATAATTGTTAGTTTATTATGGAACTTAATTTTTCCGAAATTGACTCAAACAAAAGAAGAGTTACATTCGAATATGAAGGTGAAAATGACGATGATGTTGAAGATGTCGGTACATTTGACAATAATTCCAATTTTACTCCTGGACCTCAAGAAGAAAGTATTAAATATAACAACCCAAATGTCGGCAAATTTCAAACCATTAATCGTCAAAAACCCGTACCACCCACAAATAATGCATCTAATCGCATAAATGCTCCTATGGATGCTTCTATGTATACTCAAAAAGCCCCTCCAAAACCCATAATCAAGAAAAAGCAAATTTCTTATGATGATATCCTCAACTCTATGAGTATGCGCGTTGGACCTGACGGAAAATTGCAAATGCAGAGCCAAAAATTACAAGAAATGCAACACCAACAGAACCTAGAGAAACAACAACAACAAATGGCACAACAACCTCAAAGATATTTACCTCAAAGACATCCTCAACAAATACAACAACATCGACCATTTCAACAACAACAACAACAACAACAATACTACGAAGAACAACCCCCTCAACAACCTTTAACAAAGAAACAATATCAGCAGCTGGTTGTTTTAGACCTTATTCGTAGACAACAAGAACAGCAAAGATTGAGTCAAATAAAATCAACCAAACTTATGTTTCCCAACCCCAATGTTCGCATTTCTACCGCACCCAATCAAGGAGCTAATCTAAATAGACTTTTTCGACTCAAATAAAATATAAAAATAGCTATGTCCACCAGTTATAAAATATTTTAATTATGCTAAGGAAAAAATATAAAAAGAAATCTATTTTATTATTTTAAATGGATTAAGAATAAAATAAATTAATAAATGCATTATTTACCGGAGGGGTGCGGGGAACCGGGGTTCCCTGCTAATATAAAAATCTTAAAAGTATATATGAAGCAAACATTAAAGAAATATAAAAAATTCCCCCAAAAACGCTCATTCAATAGAAATAAGCATTTAAAAAGAGGTGGGACAAAATATAGAGGTGGTATGGAAACTGCCAAAAAACCTATTACAAAAAAGAAAAAACCTCGACTTGTTATTGTCGAAGAAGAACCTGCTCCTGCTCCTGCTCCTGCTGCATTAGCTACTACCATAACAGAAGTAATTCAAACAAATACACCACAACTAGAATTAAAAAAAATTGAACCCGCCGAAATCGGTTTAAAAACACCCACACAGAAATTAGTAGAAATGGAATTACCTACTGGTCGGTTAAATGAAAAATTTATTGATTTAATGGACAAATTGGCTGCCGTCGTAGCCAACCAAGGTGAAACTGCCAACGAACGAATGCAAAACCGTTTCAAATCCCGCGCTTATAAGAAGGCTCAAGAAACTATTATGTCTTATCAAGGAGACATTACAAGTCCATCGCAGCTCAAAGGTATGCCTGGCATCGGCGAAACCATTATGGAGAAGCTCAATGAATATGTTACGACTGGTAAGCTGCGTCTTTTGGAAAGAGAGAAAGAGAATCCTATTAATTTGTTGGCCGAGGTCTATGGCATCGGTGCAGTAAAAGCCAAAGAATTGGTCGACAAGGGCGTCAAAACCTTGGACCAGTTGCGAGAGAGACAAGACGAGTTGTTGAACGACACTCAGAAGGTCGGTCTCAAGTACCACGCAGATATTATGCGCCGCATCCCTCGCGCAGAGATTACCAAATATGACCAAATCTTCTCGGCGGATTTCCAAAAGGTTTTGACTGCATTCCCCGCGGCTGCTGCTGCATCGCGTTTCGAAATCGTTGGCAGCTACCGTCGCGGCGCGGCCGATTCCGGAGACATTGATATGATTATTACTTCCAGCGACAAGAATGTTTTCAAAGCATTTGTCGATATGTTGATTGGACAGAAAATCATTGTTGAAGTCTTGGCTCGCGGACCCACAAAATGCCTGGTTATAACCAGGTTGCCCGATGAACCTTATGCTCGTCGCGTCGATTTCTTGTATGCGAGCCCAGAAGAGTACCCTTTTGCCGTTTTATATTTCACCGGAAGCAAGAATTTCAACACTGTTATGCGTGCCAGGGCGTTGGAACTCGGATACACTCTGAATGAACACGAGATGTCGAAGATGGAGCCGAAGACCAAGGGTGAAAAATCTAAGAAAGGGGAGAAGGTTGCGCACATTTTCAAGGATGAGAAGGACATTTTCGACTTCTTAGGACTTGAATACAAAACGCCACAAGAACGAGTGGATGGTCGTTCAGCCGTTGTAAAGCCTCCGACATTGGCAACCAAGCTGGGAAACCTGGTGGAAACAGCGTTATCTGCTTCTGCTTTTGCTGCGCCTCTTGAAAAGGTCGAAAAGGCTGTCGATACTGCATTAGAAAAAGTGGTTAAAAAACCAAAGAAACCCAAGTCTGTAAAACAGAAGCTCAAGATTGCCGAAGAAGCCGTTGAAGCATTAGAGAATATTGTTCCTGCTATACCGGAAGTGGTTCCTGTTTTACATGAAGTTCCTGCCGCGCCCGAGGTTCATCAGGTTAAAAAAGAAAAGAAGCCGAGAAAACCCCGCACCCCAAATGCTGCGGAAAAAGTCAAGGGGGAAAAGGCGAAGAAGGCGGTAAAATTGGCGATTGCTGAAGAAGCCGGTGAATTCGTCGAAGTGGCAAAGAAATCGAGCACACCAGAAGAGGTGTTGCAACTTATTGCTGCGTTTCAAAAGATGGGAATCCAAGTATTGGAGCATTTATCGGAAGACCAATTGGCGGCGATTGTTGCTGAGTGCGACAAGGCATTCCATTATAACAAGGAGCCTCTGATGAGTGATATGCAATACGACATCGTCAAGGAATATATGGAAAAGAAATATCCGCAGAACTCAATTTTCAAACAAGTGGGCACACCAATTGAGAAGAACAAGGTGGAATTACCATATGAAATGGCTTCTATGGACAAAATCAAGCCCGACACTGGGATTTTGAACTCTTGGAAGCAGAAGTATCACGGACCTTATGTATTATCGTGCAAGCTGGACGGAGTCAGTGGTCTCTATTCAACGGAAGGTAAAACGGCAAAATTGTATACCCGTGGTAATGGAAAGGTCGGTCAAGATGTCAGCCATTTGATTCCATTTTTGAGACTGCCCAAGACCAAAGGTTTGGTTGTCCGCGGCGAATTTATTATGCCAAAAACAGTATTCGAAGAGAAATATGCATCCAAGTTTGCCAATATTCGCAATTTGGTCGCAGGTATTGTGAACCGTCAAACCATCGATGAAAAAGCCAACGATTTGCATTTTGTCTGCTACGAAGTTGTGAAGCCCGAGTTGAAGCCTTCGGCACAAATGGCCAAACTGATTTCGGATGGATTTGAAACTGTGCAAAACCGCACTGTTACCGATGTAACCAATGAAATGTTGTCTGAGCTTCTTGTGGAGTGGCGCAAATCCTATATTTACGAGATTGACGGCGTTATTGTTAGCGATGACCGCGTGTATCCCAGAAAATCGGGCAACCCCGACCACGCATTCGCATTCAAGATGGTCTTGTCAGACCAAATGGCCGAGGCCAAGGTTGTGAATGTGATTTGGACGCCATCCAAGGACGGTTATTTGAAGCCTCGCGTACAAATTGAACCGGTCAAGTTGGGCGGTGTGACCATTGAATATGCAACCGGGTTCAATGCCGCATTTATCCGCGACAACAAGATTGGTATTGGCGCTCTTATTCAGATTATTCGAAGCGGAGATGTCATTCCTCATATTCGCGGCGTCACATTGCCAGCTCCTGAAGCGAAGATGCCCGATGTCCCTTATAAGTGGAACGACACCAATATTGATATTATGTTGGAAGACGCGGGATCAAATGTAACCGTATTGGAAAAGAATATTACTGGATTCTTCAAAGGCATTGGTGTCGACGGCTTGAGTAGTGGAAATGTTGCACGCATTGTTGCTGCCGGGTTCGATTCAGTGCCGAAAATTATTCATATGACCAAGGCCGACTTCTTGAAAGTGGAAGGGTTCAAGGAAAAGTTAGCGACCAAGATTTATGAGGGCATCCACACAGCAATTGATAAGGCACCACTCATTGTATTGATGTCCGACTCCAATATATTTGGACGCGGACTTGGAGAGAAAAAGATTGGTCCCATTTTGGAAGCTTACCCAGATATTTTGGTGTCGCCCGAATCTTCTGCAGAAAAGATTAAGAAGATTGCGGCAATCAAGGGTATGGCCAAAAAATCCGCCGAGGCTTTTGTCGAAAAAATCCCCGCCTTTATGGCCTTTATTCAGGAAGCCGGACTTGAGAGCAAATTAGGTCAGGCTGCGGAGGCGGCGGCAGTCGTTGTTGACACCACGCATCCGCTTTACAAGAAATCCGTTGTAATGACTGGAATTCGCGATGAGGCGGTGAAAGACGCCTTGAAGACTGTAGGGGCCGATTTGGGTTCTTCTGTATCGAAAAATACGGTGGTTGTTATAGCAAAGTCGAAGGATGAAGATACGGGGAAGGCTGCGGAGGCGAGGAAACTCGGAATCCCTATTATGACACCTGCGGAATTTTTAGCGACATATTTCGCTTAGAGCATAATGAAATCATAAATATATTTTTTTAATGGAATATTTATGATTATTTTGTTTTATCGATAATTATTTTGTTTTATCGATAATTACATTTTGGCTAACATTTCGGATAATTTTATTAATCCCTGCATCATCGTCGGGTGTTATCGCAGTGGCGACTTGATTGGCTATTCGCATATATTGGTCGTTTTTCTTGGTAGTGCAATCCAAAGCCTGGGGATTTTCTTCTGTCCAAACAGGAATATATTTGAAATTTTTGTGAGCTATCATAGCAATTGCGTGTCTCACTTGCTTTTTATTTTCGTCTTTATCCCAAACATCGTTTTCTTTGATATAAAGAACTTCGCGTTTAATATCATTGCAATGCATTGGTCTTACAGTTTCATCGAGGTCTTTTAAGTTTTTGATGAATATATTGGAGATGCCTTGGACATAACCGAGCTTGCCTATATTTTCAAAGTCGTCATTCTCAATTTGAATAGAGTCAATGAAATCGCTCATATTCATAGCATTTTTGCACTTCTCATTCAAGAAAAAGTTGAGATTGAAGCTATTATTATTGTTGTTGTTACAGTTGATGTTGTTGCTTGTATTATTCATCGTCTTGGGAATAGAGGCGAGCTCTAACATCTTTCCAGTTTGTTCAATGATTAGTTGCTTGAATTCTTGATTCTCTTTCAACAAGAATTTTACCAACTCCGTCTCATTCATATTCGATGTTTTATTGACCATAATACATTTCTTCTTATGCGTCCACAAGTTTTGTCTATGATTGAACTCTTTTCCACAAAGACAGACCAATAACGGTTTCAAATTTTTTGGCTCCAATTTGTCATCATTTTGTAATGATTTATGTTTTTTGGTCTCACAATGTTTGTCATAGTTGGACTTTTTGCTCGTAATATAGTCACAAGTATTGCACTCAAAATACGAGCTACTTTTAGCTACTTTTTTGTCATCATTTGTCATTATTCTAGACTAGGAGAATAAAATTCTAAACCGTTTTCCGACGAAAAACTAAAAAATTACAGTCACAAAAAAAACAAAAAAAAATGAAAATAAGAGCATTCTAGTCACAAGTGCTGTTTTGCAACGCTTTTTACCCAAAAGTATTTTGGGTTTTGAAAATTGGACAAAAAAAATGTCCAAAATCGAAAACCCGAATCACTTTTGGGTAAAAACTCGCGCCCTTACTGAGAATATAAAAGGGGCTAGTATTTTTCTTGTTTTCTTATTGAGAATGATAAGATGACATATAGAGGTTGCATAAGTCCTTACCATAACTTGCGAATTAGAGAAAAAGAACTTAAAGAGCGAGGCTTGTTCGCATTTACCCAATTTTAGTTAAAAATTGAATTAAAAGAATCGGAGTATAATATATTATACCTAGTGATGAGCAAATATTGTTGCGAAAAATGCGGCAAAGATTTCAAGCAAAAATCCCATTATACTACTCACAAGAACAAGAAGAACCCTTGTGTTGTTGAGAGCAAGATTAAAGAGCTGATTGATAACGCTGTCAAGGAAAAGTTGGGTCAAGTTGAAATGCAAATCAACGGCGACGAACTTGGAAAAATATCTATAATAAAACCCCTGCTTAAATGGGTTGGAGGTAAAACGCAGATATTGGAAAAGTTGATCGGTGAGTTTCCCGTTGAAATGAATAATTACCGCGAAATATTTCTAGGCGGCGGGAGCGTTTTGTTGGCTCTATTATGCTACGCCAAAAGCGGGGCAATAAAAATTAACGGCAATATTTATGCTTATGACTTGAATGAACCGCTTATTTGGGTTTATAAAAATATCCAGATGAGACCTACAGATGTGTTTACTGAATTGCAGAAAATTATTCAAGAATTCAATTCTTGCGGTAAAGGCGAGATTAATAGAGCACCCAAAAATGTAGAAGAGGCTAAGGAGGCAAAAGAAAATTATTATTACTGGATAAGGAGTCAGTATAATAAACTCGATATAAACGAGAAGAAGACAGTAGTCGGGTCAGCAATGTTTATATTCATGAATAAGACATGTTTCCGAGGCGTATTTCGAGTTGGACCCAATGGATTTAATGTTCCTTATGGACATTATGGTAACCCGGAAATCATTAACAAAGAACATTTGGAACAAATTAGTGGACTCATTCAAGGTGTTGTATTTGAATGCCGAGATTTCAGTAGCTCGTTGGGTTTCGTCGAGGAAAATGATTTTGTCTATTTGGACCCACCGTATGCACCCGAAACGGATACATCATTTGTTGGATACACGGAAAATGGGTTCGGCATCGATTGCCATAATAAATTGTTTGAACTGATTCACGGACTGACAGAGACGAATAAAAAAATGATGCTGAGCAATGCGGATGTAAGCCTAGTTCGGAAAAACTTCAGTGATGTGGAAAAATACAATATAGAATCAATTATGTGTAAAAGAGCAATTAATTCAAAGAAGCCAGATGCGAAAGCGAAGGAAGTTCTTGTAAAGAACTATGCATAAATTCAATAATATCGGTTTTGTATGATTCGCTGCTTCCCCAGAAAACAGGGATTTGAGAGTCTTTCAAATAATCCAAAACACTTTTGTACTCTTCTCTCTTGAACCAATCGGAAAGACAATACATATAATGAATTTTGTATTTTGGAAATAGTTTTCCGTAATGCAGCTTTTTGAATGGCCCCGTTTGAATTTTTTCGTCGACTGACCCGCCAGTTTGCTGGAACTTTTTTTCAATAATAAATGCGATTTCTCTTTCAGTGTCAATATAGGCTTCATCGGGCTCTTTACACCCAGCGGCGGGTTGTAAATCCGGGTTTTTTTCGCCATTTTTTTCCATCCATTTGTGGAGTGCGGATTTATTGGCGTTTATGAAATAGTGATCGTAACCGACGAACCTTACTTTCGCAAATTTTTCTTTTTTGTCGGGGATGGATTCTTCGTAAAAGGGTTTCAAATCAGTCAAATCTTCATAAGAGAGACCATTTTTGTTTGTATTGGCACCGCCGGCTCCTGCGCCTTTGTTTAAGATTAAAACCGGGTCTTCGACGATAACGAGCTTGGGATTTTTGGGTACACTGATGGCGTCCATTATAATTCAATTGTGGTGATTGAAACTATTTGTAAAAAAAGCAAATCAATTTTTATATTTTATATTAAAAAATAAAAATTGAAATCAATTTGAAGATGAATAAGTTTTCAAACTTCTCAAACAACTTTCAACTATGCAACTTTTCGTCATCTTATTTCTTGTATTTATTATTGTTGCAGATGGAAAATGTCGTGCCAGTTGCCGCAGAAGGAGGCGCGAGTACCGGGCTCAGCTTCAAGCTCTAAATCAGGCGATAAATATTGCAAACATTTTGAGTTCTGACAAACTTTCTCTCTTTAGCAAGGACTACATTTATAGCAACACTTATTTATACAATCTTCAAATGTGTCCGTTTATGAATGAACACATTGCAATAAATGGCACTTGGCCACAAGAACCATTATCTCTTGAGGAGAAAAATAGATTCTCTCTAGAATATTTTACAACTATTTATAATCGAGAGAATTTTCCATTGACCTATCGCAATAGCGGGGTTTACTTTGACATCCGCGACAAAAATTTTGACCTTGAGATGAAGAAATATTACAGTATGCATTGCGAAACACGAAAAGGTTCATTTTTCGGGTTTGTCATTCTAGTGACATTTTGGCAATTCTTGCAACTGCATGCTGCGGAAAACCAAATAGACAAAGATAAAGACTTAAAAAAATAGTCGCATATTATACTATAATACAATGCAGTTCTTGTCTACGCTTCTCTGTATTTCTTCTTTTTTCGTGGTCGCCACTTCGGCCACAAGCGAATGGTCAAAATTCGAGCAGTTCTTGGAAAGATTCCACAAAAAATATGAATCTTTAGAAGACCTCGAACACCGTTTCCAAGTCTTCCGTGATAATTTACGCACTATTTTTGAACACAACGCGG